TTTTGAACAATGGGACTATCGATTTCTACAACTAGCTGAAACAGTAGCTACGTGGTCTAAAGATCCATCCACAAAAGTAGGAAGTGTCATTGTTGATTCAAAACGAAGAGTTATTGGACTAGGCTATAACGGATTTCCAAGAAGGATTCAAGATTTAGAAGAGCGATATAGCAACCGCGAAACAAAGTTAAAATTAGTTTGTCATGCAGAACGAAACGCACTGGATAATACACCTATATCTGTGGAAGGGTCTACTTTGTATGCAACACTCTTTCCGTGCAACGAATGTTGTAAAAGTATTATCCAACGAGGTGTTGCTAAAGTAGTAACATTTGTTCCTCCCCCAGAAAAAAGACTGTTGTTTAATTATGACATTTCGTATATAATGTTAAAAGAGGCTGGTGTTGAACTTTACCAGTATTCAAGATCTAGTTATGAAAGGTGGTTAAATGGTGATATGGTCAAAGGACAATCTGAAAGACAAGCTGGAGAACTCAATCTGCAAAATCAAGTTCACGAAGCAGGATGGTACGGTTCGTGAGATGTTATGCACATTGAAGTCTGATGTAGCTATCCCACACGAGAAGAAAACAGATCGTGTCAAAGTAGTATCGGAAGATGTACTTGCAGTTTGGGACTGTGAAAAAAACGCTTGGCGTTCTTTTCGATATGATAGTATAATTGAAGCTCAAGTTATTTGAGGAGATATTATGTACCAGCGTAAAGCTAACATGAAACCAGCAGCACTGAGTGATGACGTTCGAGTATCGCTTGGTTCTTTGATGGAGTTTATTCTTAGTTGTGAACTTGCACTGAAAGCAAGGGGTGAAGAAGATGAAGCGTTTCGGTTTGAGTGTATCAGAGAGTATCTGAAGAACGACTACACCCCATCTAAGGGATTGCATTTCAAGCCAGGGGTGATTGGATTATAAATACTCAAAAACGAGGGGTATGAATGAAACACAAAGCATATCGTTAGCAGTAGGGGAAGGGGCACATAGCTGAGAGGCATGTGCCCCTTTTGTTTTTAATCAACCAAGAAGGATGGCGCATGAAACAAAAAGCAAGAATTGCCGAAGCCTCAGTACATCAATTTCCTAATCAATCTAACCGCAAACTCAAACTCAAATTAGACGACTTACAAGTTTTTGATCCTCTCACCAAAAACCAATCTAAGTTTTACGATCTCTACAAACATGGGGCAGAAGCAATAATGTTACACGGGGCAGCAGGCACTGGTAAAACATTTATTGCACTTTACAAAGCATTAGAGGAGGTAATGGATAGGAGTAATCCCTATCAGAAAGTAGTAATAGTAAGATCTGTAGTTCCTTCAAGAGAAATTGGTCACTTACCCGGAGACGAGAAAGAAAAGACCGATGTTTATCTAGCACCTTACAAAGCCATCTGTAAGGATTTGTTCAACAGCGACCAAGCATACGAAAGGTTAGTAGAGCAGAAAAATATCGAGTTCATGATCACATCGTTTGTACGCGGCATTACAATTGACAATGCTATCATCATTGTTGATGAGTGCCAGAACATGAACTTCCAAGAGCTTAGTTCAATCATGACTAGAATAGGAGAGAACTGTAAAATTATTTTCTGTGGAGACTTCAAACAAACTGATCTTAACAAGAAGAATGATCAGTCTGGTCTCAAACAATTTGTTGAGATCACAAACCTTATGCCCTCATTCAAATCTGTGGAGTTTGGAATTGAGGATATCGTCAGAAGTAGTATCGTAAAGGAATTCATTGTAGCAAATCTTCATATCCACGTAGAAAAAACTTGACTTTCTTTAGGAGAAGATGTATAAATAGGGATGCGTTGCCGAAAGGGACGCATCTTTATTAACCTTGCTTAATAGGAGGTCACTATGACTAACCTCGTTGATGCTATTGCTAACACTTTTGCTTTCGGACCTGGATTCAAGTACGGAGTAAAAGACATCGATAAATTCTTTGTTGGATTTGATGACCAGTTTAACAAATTGGCAAAACTACATGATGAAGTAACAAAGAACATTCCAAACTACCCTCCCTACAACATCAGAAAAGTAAACGATAACAAGTACACTATTGAACTTGCGGTCGCAGGCTTCGCAAAGCAGGATGTTGACATTGAGTTTGTCGATAACAAGTTAATTGTTTCCGGCAAGGCTTCGGATGATTCTGACAATGATACTTTCTTGTGGAAAGGAATTGCTAACAGAGCATTCACTCGTACTTTTGTTCTTAACGACCAAGTTGAGATTCAAAATGCCGAGATGTTGAATGGTATGTTAAAGATTTTCCTTGAGCGTATTATTCCTGAACATAAGAAGCCAAAGAAAATTGAGATTGATGAAAAAACTCCAAAAGAAGAAAAGAAAGAACTTTTGACGGAGGACTAATGATTGAGAATGTGAGAAACATCATCGAAGTGACGAAGAAATATCTCAAACTTAAATAATGAACGAGGGGGCTTTGCCCCCTTCAAGGATACCAAATGACAGTTAAAATTTTAAAGATGGTCACAGGTGAAGAACTCATCGGTGAATTGGAGTTGGTTAAGAAAAGCGATCACCACAATGATTATAAGTTAAAGAATGTTGGAATGGTCCAGATGGTACCAACTCAAACAGGAGTTGGATTGTCTCTCTATCCATTTGCACCATACACTGAAGAGGACACGTATTACTTTAAGCATGATCATGTGATGACAACTATGACACCAGGTACAGAGCTACTCAACAACTACAACAGAGTCTTTGGTTCAGGTATTCAGCTTGTAGAAAAGTCTAATATTATTGCTTGACATTGATAATGAAACATAGTATCATGTTTTTTTACATGAGGTGATATGCGTTTCTATACTAATGTCCATGTTCAGGGTGACTCTGCTTACGTTCGCGGTTACGATAACGGTGAGCGTGTTGAACAAAAGATTCCTTTCTCTCCATACTTGTTTGTAGGATCTGACTTACCATCAGAGTATAAAACTTTGGAAGGTAAGAATGTTAAGAAGATCGAGTTCAATACAGTCAAAGAAGCAAGAGAGTTTCTGAGGAAGTATGATGACGTAGATGGGTTCACTATCTACGGAAACAGTTCATTCAACTATCAATCAATCTACGACAACTATCGTGGTGAGATAGAATATAATGTTGACGATATATCGGTTGTGTCTATTGACATCGAGACCTCTACACAGTACGGCTTTCCTAATATCCAGACAGCTGATAAAGAGGTGATCACCCTCTCAATGAGAAAGAAGGGTAAGGCTCTTGTATTTGGAACCAGAGATTACACTCCTAAGACAAAAGATGTTCTTTACATCAAGTGTAAGAATGAAGTAGATCTACTCAACAAGTTTCTAGAAGCATGGAACTCATCCAAGTGGAAACCAGATGTCATTACTGGTTGGAACATTGAGTACTTCGACATTCCTTATCTGTACAATCGTATATCTCGTATACTTGGTGAGAAGGAAGCAAAGCGACTGTCACCTTGGAAGATAGTACAACAAAGAGCAATCACTAAAGAAGAGAATAGTCCTATCATTTTTGACTTGATTGGAATATCAACTCTTGACTATCTTGCTCTCTATAAGAAGTTCTCATACACACCACAGGAAAGTTACAAGCTAGATCACATAGCTGAGTATGAGTTGAAAGAAAAGAAGCTCGATTACTCTGAGTATGAGTCGATGCATGAGTTCTATGTCAAGGACTTTGAAAAGTTTATTGACTATAACATCCATGACGTTGTTCTTGTTGACAAGCTAGAAGAGAAGCTAAAGTTCATTGAGCAGGTATTTGCCATTGCATATGATGCTAAGGTAAACTACGTAGACACATTCACTACAGTTCGTATTTGGGATATCATCATTACAAACTATCTGATGGATAGGAATATTATTGTTCCTCATCACAAACAGTCTGTAATGAGTATGCGTGAACAAGAAGATAGAAGGCTAGGTCCTATTGTTGGTGCATACGTAAAAGATCCACAAGTGGGAATGCATAACTGGGTTTGCTCGTTTGACTTGAACAGCCTGTATCCACATTTGATTATGCAGTACAACATCAGTCCTGAAACATACAGAGGTATGATACCTGATATGTCAATTGAGAGACTTGTTGATAATCAGAGAGGTGAAGAACTATCTTCTGAACTGGCACGCTCGAATAGTACAATGACTCCAAACGGAGCTATCTTTGATAAAGACTTCAAAGGATTCCTACCTACGTTGATGGAGACAATGTACAATGATAGATCGATGTGGAAGCAGAAGATGTTGGCTGCCAAGAAGAAATATCAAGAGAACCCAACACGTGAACTCGAGAATGAGATAGCAAGATGTCACAATATGCAGATGGCAAAGAAGATTCAATTGAACTCTGCTTATGGTGCTCTTGGTAATGTTTACTTCAGATGGTATCAGCGTAACCTTGCTGAAGCAATCACTATGTCTGGCCAGCTTTCTATTCGCTGGATGGAGAAGTACATCAACCAGTATTTGAACAACTTGTTCAAAACCAATAAAGAAGATTATGTGATCGCTTGTGATACAGACTCAATGTACATTCGACTCGAGCGATTAGTTGACAAGTTCTTCAAGGATAAGCCAGATCCAGAAAGGATTGTTACGTTCCTAGATGCTGTGTGTGAAAAACAACTTCAACCATTTATCGATAGTACGTTCAATGACCTCGGAGAGTATATGAACGTCAAAGAACAGAAGATGGTGATGAAGCGTGAAGCAATTGCTAATAAAGGAATATGGACTGGTAAGAAGCACTACATTCTCAATGTGTTCAATAACGAAGGTGTTCAGTACAAAGAGCCAGTATTGAAGATGCAAGGAATTGAAGCTGTTCGTTCTTCTACACCAGCTGCATGTAGGAAGAACATTAAGAAAGCTCTTAGTGTTATCATGAACGAAGGTCAAGAAGCAATCATCAAGTTCATAAACGACTTTAAGTTTGAGTTCATGTCATTACCATTTGAGGAAGTTGCATTTCCAAGAGGTGTCAAAGATCTCAAAAGATATTCTGACTCAGCCACCATATACATGAAGGCTACACCTATTCACGTGAAGGGTTCGCTCATCTATAATCACTTGCTGAGTGAGCATAAACTGGAAAATAAATATCAATTTATTAGAGATGGTGACAAGATCAAGTTCACGTATCTCAAACTTCCCAACCCTGCTCGTGACTCAGTCATATCGTGTCCTGGTGAATTACCAAAGCAGCTACGACTTGAAGGATATATTGATTATGATACACAGTTTGAGAAAGCATTCCTTCAACCAATCAAATCGATCCTGGATTGCATAGGATGGAAGACTGAACGAAAAGCAACCCTCGAACATTTTTTTGAATAGGAAATCAGATGAGCAAATTTGTAATTGATCTTGAAGACGCTAATGAAGACTTTGGTTTTTCTGCAGTCAGCGAAGATGAACTCAAATCACTTGAGCGTCAGCTCCAACAGCAGGTCGAACAAAAAGAACAAGAATTATCGTTGACTTCTAAAACGTATAAAGAGAAACTAGAGGCTCTTTATAAACTGATTATGCCATTGCTAATGAATCTTCAGAAGGACAGTGACAAGGAATACATTTACTGGCCAGATAGGACAAAGAAAATGACTACGTTCATTGCAAGGGTCAATAAACTTGTAAACGATGATTAATTATCTTGCACTTATTGTTGCTATTGTATTATCTTCTGTTGCGGCCTACTTTTCTATATTAGGGTTAGCAGCTATCTTTGCTGCTTCGTTTTGGCCAATTGTTATTATGGGAGCTTCGCTCGAAGCTGCTAAAGTAGTAGCTGCATCATGGGCATTTCGCAATTGGAGAATCGCTCCTGTGTGGATCAAGTATTATCTTGCCATTGCAGTTGTAATCTTAATGGTTATTACTTCGATGGGTACGTTTGGATACTTGTCAAAGGCTCATATTGAACAAACATCACCAACAGCTGATATTGCAGCTCAGGTTGCTGTCTATGATGAGAAGATAAAGGGGTTAAATGATACCATCAATTCAAACCGCACGCTTCTTAAACAATTTGATGAGGCAGTGGACAATGTCATGGCACGATCAACCGATGCGAGGGGTGCCGAGAGATCTCTTCAAATCCGTAAAGCCCAACAGAAAGATCGTGACAAAATACTACAAGACATTCAGAACCTCCAAAAAGAGGTTGCTACTCTCAACAAGGAAAGAGCTCCATTGGTGTCACAGGTCAAAAAGGTTGAAGCAGAAGTTGGGCCACTCAAGTATATTGCCGAGTTATTTTTTGATCATGCGGATGCAACTCTGTTGGAAAAGACAGTACGATGGGTTATAATAATGATTGTGGCTGTATTTGATCCTCTTGCTGTACTGTTGCTAATTGCTGCTAACCTAGGTATAGTACGCCAAGATCGTACTAAGAAGGCTAAACTTACTCGACTCGAGAACATGGCAGAAGAACAAAAAGATCTTGCTGCTGAGCGTAGACTTAAGAAACTAATTGATCTTGTTGGTAAGGATGGCAAGAAGAAGATTACAATTGACAAGAACCAGATAAGGAAAATGAAATGAGCTTTTTGAAAAATCTTATTAAGGAAATGGATGATGAGGATACTTACTTGGCCAGTGACGGCGGTGGCAGTGCTGAGTTTTCTGGTTGTATTGATACTGGCAGCTATGTTCTCAACGCTCTTCTCTCTGGTAGCCTCTATGGCGGCGTACCTGATAACAAGATTACTGCTTTTGCAGGAGAGTCCGCTACTGGTAAAACTTTCTTCGTACTTGGTATCGTTAGAGCCTTCCTTGACAAGAACCCAACAGGAGCAGTCGTCTACTATGACACCGAGGCAGCCGTCACAAAGGCAATGATGGAGTCTAGAGGTATTGATACATCAAGAGTAATCATAGCAGAACCAGATACAATTCAGAAATTCAAAACACATGCACTAAAGATGCTTGATGCTTACGAGAAGCAACAAGACCGTCCACCAATGATGTTTGTACTAGACAGTCTTGGTCTTCTATCCACAAACAAAGAGATGGAAGATTCATTAGATGGTAAAGATGTTCGTGACATGACCAAAGCTCAAGTTATCAAAGCAGCGTTTCGTGTCCTTACTTTGAAGTTGGCAAAGGTCAAAGTACCAATGCTTGTTACTAACCATGTTTATGAGGTGGTGGGATCTTATGTACCTACGAAAGAGCTTGGAGGAGGAACTGGACTCAAGTACGCAGCTAGCACTATTGCTATGCTCTCCAAAAAGAAAGAAAAGGATGCTGATGGAGATGTCATCGGAAGCCAAATCAAAATTAAGACATACAAATCAAGGCTCTCAAAAGAAAACCAAGAAGCAACGGTGCTACTTACTTTCGACAAGGGCTTAGACAGACACTTCGGTCTTCTTGATCTTGCAGAAGAAGCAGAGTTATTCAAAAAGGTTGGTAATAGATATGAACTACCCGATGGTCGCAAAGTTTATGGTAAGGAAATAATTAACAACCCAGATAAATTTTTTGATGATACCTACATGCAACAGTTAGAACTTTTTGCCAAAAGGAAATTCAGTTATGGAAGTTGATACAAGCCCACTTAGTGACGACGTTAATGTTGTTAATTTATTCCCTACTCCACTTTACGTTTCCGATAGATTTGAAAAAATCAAAGAAGTAGTAGATATTGCAGAAGGATATAATAAATCAACAATTAACCCATTTGATCCGACAGCTTCTTTAAGATCAGATGATACTTTTGTTTTAAAAAATCCTGAGCTGAAAGATCTCAGAGATTTCATACAAAAAACCATAGACATATATGCGTATTCTATTTTAGACATAGACACATCGTTGCGTTTTTATATAACTCAATCATGGTTCATATACAGTGAAATAGGAAAAGCATTGCCTCCTTGTCACTATCCCAACTGCGCATTTTCTGGATTAATGCTACTTAGCGAATACTCAGAAAACATACAAATTGCAAAGCCACTCACGCTCTCTCCGACACCTGGATTGATTCAGTTTGAATTAGATTACAAACGTATCAATCATTACAATGCAGGACAAGTAAACATGCGCGTTCCTCCAGGTAAAGTTTTATTGACTACTCCTGCTACATCATTTTGTTTGCAACCTCACAGCAGAGTTGATTACAAGAGAACATTTGTTGTTTTTAATGTATTTTTCGAGGGTACATTGGGCAACGATCTCGACAGATTCAATTATCTATCTCTAGTTGGAAATCATTAATGATAGAGAAACTCATACTTTCTAATTTGCTATGCAATGAGGAATTTGGCCGCAAGGCCATTCCTTTTTTGAAGTCTGAATATTTTCAGGATAGATCATTACGTGCTCTGTTTGATACGATTGATGTATTTGTAAAGCAGTATAATAAGTTTCCAACAAAAGATGCTCTCACTATTGAATTGGATAATGATAAGACGATTGCAGCTTATTTCAATGAGGTAGTTGATGTAGTAACGCAGTTGGATGATCAACCAGTAAGTAACATTGAATGGTTGTTAGATCAGACTGAAAGGTTCTGTCAAGATAAAGCATTGTACAATGCTATCATGAAGTCCATTCAGATTATTGAAAATGACAAAGAAAAATTAAGTAAAGGATCAATACCACAGATACTGTCAGAAGCTCTGTCTGTGTCATTCGACTCACACATAGGACATGACTTTTTAGAAGACTCAGATGCAAGATACGATTTCTATCATAAGAAAGAAAAGAAAATACCTTTCGACCTTGACTACCTTAATAAAATCACAAAAGGTGGTCTACCCAATAAAACTCTCAATGTTGTACTTGCTGGTACTGGTGTTGGTAAGTCTCTCTTCATGTGCCATTGTGCAGCAGCTAACCTTTCCAAAGGTAATAATGTCCTTTACGTGACGATGGAGATGTCAGAAGAAAGGATTGCTGAAAGAATCGATGCAAACCTACTTAACGTCACTGTCGATGAGCTCACTATGCTACCCAAGGATGCGTATGAGAAAAAGATTGAGCGTGTACGCCAGAAGACTAATTCAAAGTTAATAATTAAAGAGTACCCTACAGCATCAGCTGGTGCAGGTCACTTCAGGCATCTTCTTAACGAATTGAAATTGAAAAGGAACTTTCGTCCAGACATTATCTACGTTGACTACTTAAACATTTGTGTTTCTTCGAGACTCAAATATGGTGCAAATGTAAATAGTTATACATACATCAAAGCTATTGCTGAGGAGCTGAGAGGACTTGCTGTAGAGTTTGACTTGCCTATTGTTACTGCAACTCAGACTACTAGAAGTGGGTTCACAAGCAGTGATATTGGATTAGAAGATACGAGTGAGTCGTTTGGTTTGCCAGCCACTGCAGACTTCATGTTTGCTCTGATTAGTTCAGAGGAGCTGCAGGATCTTAATCAGATGATGGTAAAACAGCTAAAGAATAGATATAGTGATCCAGGAGCCAATAGAAGATTTGTGATTGGCGTTGACAGATCGAAGATGAGGCTGTATGATGTCGAACAGAACGCTCAGGAAGATGTCGTTGATGATACTCCTGTATTTGATAAATCAGAAACCGGCGTCAGACTGAAGTCTGAAAAGGGCAAATTCAAAGATGTTTTTAACACGTTTAGCTAACCTACTATCTGGAATATTTTTATTTTGGTTGGTATTTACTTTATCAGCTATAGTTATAACAACTCAGACGTTGTTTTTCTATCTTGGAACAATGTTTGATCTTCCTATGGAAGTTATATTAGCAATTAGAGGATCAGATGAAGATACAGACGAGAGGTTTCAAGAATAAGATATTAATTAATTATGTTCGTAGCGCAACAAAGTTCTTTGTAGATCAACTTATACCTCCTAAGCTATCTGAGAAGTTAGATCTTAGAGTGGTACTTCGTAAGGTTTCAGATGCAGATGGCAAGTGTTTAAAAGAAGAAAAGTACAAGTACTTCATAGAGCTTGATAAAGACCTGTCATTCGAATCATTGCTTCTTACCTTGGCACATGAAATAGTTCATGTAAAACAATATGTTACAATGGAACTCAAGATGTGGAACATTCAAGGAAAGGATGTTGATGTCTGGAGAGGTAGACGCTTTCGCAACTTAGATTATGAACAGCAACCATGGGAATTGGAGGCAAATGATTTGGAAGAGGGATTGTATCAAAACTTCATTTTTTATAGTCTACTTGGCGGAACTTCACTGTTCGACCACATAAATACCCTAGGAACTATGCGCGTTTCCAACGGTTGACCTTTTTACCAAAAATTTGTATAATGATAATGTGACCAATGCAGAGTTACTATTATGTTAAGAATCATTATACTTTTTGTAATATGCTTTGTTATGTACGACATGGCTCGTGTAGAGCCTATGCCGCAATCCGTTGCAAGGACGGAGCTATCTAAGCAGGACCCAACGATGGTGCAGCTTTTTGGGCAAGCCAAAAAGTTAATGAATTACAAAGGTGATCTTGCTATGCCCAGGGTAATTCCTGCTACTCTAGATGAGATGCAGGAGCTTATGTGCCCTGGCGAAGAGTGTAACGTATCTGGTGTATATTTCTCCAATAAGATATATTACCTCAAAGGTATGGATCTCAACGATCCTATCAACAGGTCTATCCTCGTACATGAGTTCATTCACCACATCCAAAGAGACATTCATGGTGATACTACTGACTGCGAGAGGTGGTACTCTAACGAGCATGAAGCATACTCAAAACAGAAGCAGTATCTCATGAAAAAAGGAATCAATACATCTTTCATGAATAGATACGCAGAAGTGCTAAAGTGTCCATCTTAAATTTATAAATATACCATACGGATTTCACCTGAAGGAGAAAGTAATGTCAATTAAGAAATATTCAGAATATATTACTCTGCATGAACAAAAGTCTAAAACAATTGGATTAAGATCTATTGTTGAAGCTAAAGACGAGGTATATGGTCCTGATTACGATGCTGGAAGAGTGAGTAAGAAGTTCGATGCCGCTTTAGAGCATATCAAATCTCAAAAATACAAAGTGAATCATGATGGTGGTGGAGACGAGGATACCGTGGATCACGAGAAACCAGACGTAACACTTCACTATGCATATGGAGACGATGAACCTAGTTCATACACACTTCATCACGATGGAGCAGCTGCTAAGGATAAGGTTTTAAAAATTAAACATCTCAAAGCTAAAGACTAATACAAATCACTCCAAACAAACCCACTTCGGTGGGTTTTTTTATGATATAAATACAGGATAACACTCCGGAGTATGTAATGAAATTATTTTCAAATTTTTTGATAGAACAGGTAGCGATCAAGGCTTCCGGTATGAGTGCTGCTCGTCACACGAGCCAATACATCACCCCATACCTACCTGGTGGTAGCAAGCATTCAGAAGGTAGTCATGAAATGGCTAGCAACCACGGTGACTTGGCAGCTGGCCAAAAAGTAACTATTCATGGACATGAAGTAAAGCAAGATTCTAAAGGTAGAGATGTTCACCATGCAATTGTTCAAGCTGTTGGTTCAAAACAAAAACATTCAATACCTACAAACAAGTTATTCAAACCGGCAGCGTCAGCTCGAAAGAACAAAGGCTTAGAGCAAGAAAGTCAGTTATCTGAACATCTTAACAAACATGGTTTGATGAAGGGTAAAGGTGCTGGTTTCACTGGTGATAATGACTTCCATTTAATTGATAAACGCGGTGCTAGAGAGAAAAAGATTGGTGGTACTGAAGGTGCTAAGGATGCGATACAAGGTGAGCATAAGTCTGATATTAAATCTACTGCTTTTGGCCAAATTACTCTTTCAAGACATCCAAAAACTGGAAACTGGCACATTGACGAAAAGGCTCGTGCGAAGAGACCTGAGTTTGCAGAGCATGTTGAAAGAGCAACGGTTACACACGGTGGTGTAAAAAAAAGATTGTTGGATCATTTGAATAAAAAAGAACCTCCTGGAACATCTAACAAAAGCGGATTCAATTCAGACACTACTGACGCTCGGCCTGCTCATGCTTATATGCGTGATCACGGTGTTGATGTTGCTCATATTGATACACATGGTACATATAGGGCTGGTGCAGGTGAGTACAAAGACACTCACAAACTAGGACTTCCTGTATTGTTTGGACAGGGTCGTTTTCGTGTTAGACAAAAAACAGACAATCCAAACAAGCGTACTGTTCAGTTCTCTCTCACCAAGCTCGATAAATCACACACCAATATTGGTACCGATGAAGGTGCAGAGAAAATGAAGAAAGTGCTAGGACACTAATAATGCGTCATATATTCCTATTACTAAAAGAAGCAGTTGCCAGTGAAGAAAAGCTAACACACCTCGAGCACGCAGAAGATCATCCTATCAATGCTGGTGTAGAAGGATTCAAACATTCTGTTAACACACTCAATGCTGTTCACAAGACATTGACTGGTCAAAAGGGCGGTGCATCACTTATGACCAAGTATGATGGAAGTCCAAGTATTGTATTTGGTCATCATCCTCAAACAGGTAAGTTCTTTGTAGCATCTAAGTCTGCCTTCAACAAGAACCCCAAGATTAACTATACCGATGAAGACATTGATGAGAACCACGGACATGCTCCTGGTTTAGTTTCTAAGTTAAAGACTGCATTAGCTCATCTTCCAAAAGTTACTCCTCAGAAGGGAGTGTTTCAAGGTGATGTTATGCATACACCAGAGGATGTTGAAGAGAGGGGTGGTAAGGTTCACTTTAAACCAAACTTAATTAAGTATTCCACACCATCAAAGTCAGCTGAAGGTAAGAGTATTAAGAATTCAAAGATTGGTGTATATGTTCATACTGGATATGAAGGTAAGGATGTTGGTTCCATGAAAGCCAACTACACTCCAGACCTTTCTGGTTTTGCTAGTCACGATAGTGTTCATCTGATGAAGTATGGATACGATACAAAGAATTCAAACTATGATCAAGACAGTCAGAAGCAATTCAGCAGACACATGGAAGATGCCATGGATGTTGGTAAAGGATTGAAGAAACAACACTATGCTGTATTAGAACCTCACACCGATCATGTCAAGACTTACATTAATAAGACAGTGAGAGAAGATACTAAGCCATCAGCTGAAGGGTTATACAGTCATATTCAAGCTGCCCATGAAAAAGCAATTGCTGGTGTGAAAACAGAAAAGGCAAAGTCTCAGAAAACAGCACAGATGAATACTGATCTTGCGCATATCAGATCCAATCACGAGACAATTAATAACATATTTCAGATGCATCACCATCTCCAAAAAGCTAAAGATGTTTTAGTCAATGCTATGTCACATGGCCAAGACTTTGAGCATCATATTGGAGACACCAAGACAAAGCCTGAAGGATTTGTTGCTGTGGTAAATAATAGACCAACAAAATTAGTTGACAGAAACGAGTTTAGTAAACAAAACTTCTTAGCAAGACAATAGCGAGGATTTATGAATGAGAATGTGGTGTATAACATTGGTGCAGGTGGTATAAGTGTCAGAGATCAAAGTGATTTGTTCAATGATGGGTGGAAAGAATACACTGTAGATGTTGCTGAGTGTAATCCAGATATTGTCTCAGATATAGTTGGATTGCCAGGAATAGAGGATGAGTCAGTTGATTGTGTCTGGGCATCTCATGTTGTTGAGCATGTTTACTGGCATGAGTTACCTGATGTATTCAATGCTATTGTTAGAGTATTGAAGCCAAATGGATTTGCATTTGTTATGGTTCCAAACTTAGCTGCAATAGCAGATGCAATTAAGTTTAACTTGATACGACCAATGTATGAATCACCAGCTGGACCTGTTGCTGCTATTGATATGATTTATGGTCATAGAGCACAGATTACAAGCAACAAACATATGCAACACAAGACTGGGTTCACTCCTCAGTCAATGGCTACAATACTTAATGATCTTAAGATTGAAGCCGTCTGCTCAGAAAACAATTTTGAAATTATAACTATAATATATAAAGAAACCTTTCCAGAGTTCATAAATGATCCGGAGTTTAAAGTAAGAAAATGAAAAAATTCAAAGACTTTTTAACAGAAGCCAAAGATAGAACCGAGGTTCTATTGTTTGGAAGAATGAATCCAATCACAAGTGGCCACGAAGAAAACGTTGTCAATGCTCATAAAATTGCTATGAAGCATAAAGGATCTCTTCGTATTGTTGGAAGCCACAGCCACGATCCAGAAAAGAACCCCCTGTCTCCTGAACAAAAACAGAGACATATGCAACGTGCCTTTGGTCATCTGAGTAACACTATGGTGACAACAAGTTCCAAAGAGCAACCAACAATCATGCATCACGCTGCAGCTGCGCATGCTTCTGGTGCTTCTCATTTAGTGATTGCTGGTGGTAGTGATAGAGCAGAAGAATATAAAACCCTTTTAAATAAGTATAACGGTGTTAAAAGTAAGCATGGTTATTATAATTTTAAGAGTATTTCTGTAGAGAATACTGGTGCAAGGAAAGCTGGAATCAGTGGTACAGATATGAGAAAACATGCTGCAAGTGGAAATTATAATCAGTTCAAATCTAATCTTCCTTCTAAGCTAAAAAGTAATCCCACTCATGCTAAGGAAATTTATAATGATGTAAGAAAAGGAATGAACAGTGAGTAATGTTGTTGACGTGAGCTTCAAAACAATTCCAATAGAAGTTGATGGTATAAGTGATTGGCCTTGGCCTTCTAAAGACACTGAACTTTGGTATGGTAATACCTATGATTGGGATCAACTAAAAGGTGGCATAAAGACGTATTGTAAAAAGTTTGATGTTGCAATCCAAGCAGGGGGTGCATGTGGAATGTATCCTAGACTACTTGCTAATTTCTTTGGCCATGTGTATACTTTTGAGCCTGAACCAGTTAATTTTCACTGCTTAGTTAATAACTGTAGATTACATACGATCACAAAGATCAACGGTGCTCTAGGTGATACTAACATGTTCGTGTCTGTTGATCATGGAGGTTTTGAAAATGCTGGAGTCCATAGAGTATCCAGACACGAAAAGAATTGTATACCAGTTTTTACAATTGATCAGTTTAACTATGAAGAAGTCGACCTTATCCAATTGGATTGCGAAGGATATGAAGAGAATGTAGTTAGAGGTGCTGAAAAGACTATAGAAAAATTCAAACCAGTTATTACATTAGAAACAGTCACGCCACACACAAGATCATATCTAGAAAATTTGGGTTATAAGGATATGGGTAGATATGGACATTGTGATACATTGTTTGCAGTTGAATAAAATATAAATAACACTAGTTGCAGTAAGGCTTAGGTAAACCTGCGGAAAATATGGAAAAGAAAAAATCTAAAAAACAGGCACAGAGTGCTGCCCTCATTACTGGTAATCCAAATGACAAAATCGTCATTGAACCACCAGAACAACAGAAAGTTGTCCAAACAGAAGCCGTCAAAAAGGCTATCTCATATCTTAAATCAAAGACCCAAAAGGGTGAGTTTGAGTACATTGCTCCTTCAGAAAAGAAAGAAGTTGAGCAAAGTGCTATCGAACCTCAAGCCAAAAAATTCAGAGACATTGCATTCCGTAAAGTAGTTGTAGAGGCTGGCACTGTTGCCAAGATCGCTACATCTCCTATTAGAGCAACAGGTATGGTTGCGAAGGGTGCAATCGGTACAGGTAAATTCATCAATCAAATAGCCACGCCTGCTGGTATTTCCGCAGCCGCTGTAGCTACAGCTAATGCAATGGCAAATGTTGCTACTTCTTCAACCTCTAATGTCAAAACTCCAGACATAAAAGATATTAGCAAAGAGCGTGTAGCTCAGATGAAAATTGGCACAGAAAAAGCCAAAGAAGATCTAAAACAGAAGCAGCTGCAGACAAAGTTAATGACTTCATCTATCAAAGCTAAGCCAGCTGCTAACACTGCTCCTATGAAGATGAAAGAGTGGAAAATTCATTCCTATCTTTCTAACAGAGCTATTGAGTCAGGTATTCCAGAAGAGATTATCTTTGAGGTGTTCAATCGTGGCATAGTATCGTGGACAGATGAAGCCAAGCAAACTGCTGAGCAAGTAGCTGTGCAACGTGTTAACTCCTTCATTGCTAAGGGTAAAACCTACAATGAGGATGACAGTGATTTAGCAGAAGAGCGTCCAGGACTATGGGCTAATATTCACGCCAAGCGTAAGCGTATCGAAGCAGGGTCTGGTGAAAGAATGAGAAAGCCAGGATCAAAAGGTGCTCCTACAAAACAGAACTTTGTAGATGCTGCAGAAGAGACTGTTAAAAAAACACCACATGAGAAATTCAAAGCTGGTTTAAAGAAAGCTGGTTATGATCCTGATGCAGGTGCAAAGAGACTGTTAGATCTTATTGCAAAGCAAAAGAAAGAACGTGAAGAGCGTGAATCTAAAGCACGTGATGCAGGCATATCTGAAGAGGGCGATTATCCTCATGTTGGAGTTGGTTCAAGTAAAAACATGCAAATGGCAAGAGATATTGCAAGAATGAAGGCAACATCTTCTATGATGAAATCAATTCACGGTGATAGTTTTCAGGATAAACCTATGCCTGATTATGAAGAAGATAAACTAGATCTAAAACCTGATGATAAGGGCAATTACGTTGCTACTGTACGTATGCGTCAAAAAAATCCTGTTGTTAAGGAAGAAAATATCGACGAAAGTTTTGTAATTGATCGAGCTGCTGGTTACAGTACAACATACACTGCAGGTGATCTAGGAATCAAAATTCAAGGTGGATTCGCACTGCACCCTTCAGTAACTGAAGAAGGTGGAGCTGGTGATGAAGGTACAGATAAATTAGTTAAGAAATATATGAAAGATACTCCACTAGAATCTTTCAGTAGAATGATCAGAGCCAGAAGAAAGGCTAACACTCAATGCTAAAATTTAAAGATCACATTACGGAAAAAAGAAATCTTACTGTCAAGGCATATAGAAACAAGTCTGGATCGTTTGCTAATCTATACTCTATAGATCAAGATACGATGAGAAAGTTGAAGTCTCCTAAGTCCGCTAGTATGTTTTACAGACAAACTCAAGCGTCGAGATTTGGTAGACGTACTAACCTTTTCAGAATGAGAAAAGAAGACAAGCAATTGATTCTAAACAAATTAATTGAGCTGCAAGAGATTTGGGATAGTACTTTGTCCGAGGCAGAATATCAAGGACGAGATGTTCCTCTCAACAAACCAATGGCTGGTGACGTAAAAAAGTCTAAAGTATTTGTTAAGAACGAACAAGGTAATGTAGTCAAAGTAAATTTTGGTGACAAGAATATGACTATCAAAAAGAATATTCCTGCGCGCCGTAGAAGTTTTAGAGCAAGACATAATTGCGATACTCCAGGACCAAAGACAAAAGCAAGATATTGGAGTTGCAAAGCATGGTAAAGAGATATATTAGTTTTTTATCTGAAGCTAAAAATACTTGTCCAAGGGCTACTTACGATATTCATGTTAATCTAGAAAATCGTCAGCATGCAATTGACGAGTATGGTTACGGTCCAATGAATCCTTCTGATCCATCTGAGAGTTTCTGGGATAAAAAAGCTAAGCTGTGGGGTATTGCTGTCGAAGAAGTTAAGTCTGCAAGATGCGGTAATTGTGCTGCTTTTGTCATCACTGAAGATATGAAGAAGTGTATTATTGATGGAAGAAAAGATAAAGAAGATGATAATGAAAAAGATCACTTTGATATTTCAGTAGAAAAAGCTAATCTAGGGTATTGTAATATTTTTCATTTCAAGTGCGCAGGAGACAGAACCTGCGATGCTTGGTTAACTGGTGGTCCTGTTGATGATAAGGATTTATAATGGAACAGTTGATTGAACAGATGAAGGTTGTACTAGCTGATACGTTTGCTATGTATTTGAAAGCTCATAACTTTCATTGGAATGTAGAGGGACCTAGTTTCCCACAGTACCATGATTTTCTTGGTGATCTTTATGAAGAGTTGCATGGTGCAGTAGATCCAATTGCAGAGCATATTAGAGCTTTGGATGCATATGCTCCTGGATCATTAACAAGATTCAGAGAGTTATCTACAATAAAGGATAGCATGACTCCCCCGCCTCCAATGCAAATGATGATGGAGTTGTTAGGAGACAATGAAACAGTGATGGCGTCATTAATGACAGCATTCAAGTTATCTGAGAATACTCCAGAGATTGGCTTAGCTAATTTCATACAAGATAGATACGATATTCACAAGAAGCATGCATGGATGTTACGTTCAATTATTAAGAACAAGCAATGAAAAAATATAGATCGATCACAAATAGAGTAAGAGATGTACTCGTGAAAAACAGAGTACAAGAAATGAAGATGCCTCCTGGAGAGAAGTATGGCAGGGATAGTATCGAGAAAGATCAGAGTGATCAAATCGTTGCTGGTACTTACAAAACAAAACATTTCGAAATGTGCCCAAGAGCTCAGAAGCTATTTGTGTCTCTAGAAAAGATTCATCATAATCCCGACATAGCTGAGAAGTCTGCTATTCTTCATGATAAGTTATTTTGGTTAGAGAAGCAAGTTATTTCCCATCAGAGAAGTACTGCTGATGATACTAAGGAAGCGGAAGACTTAGTGAAAAGAATTGAGAAGTTGGCTCCTGACATGGGAGTAGAAGGTAAGACTGGTTACTTGAAAGATCATATTGCTAAGATTAAATCGTTTGAGCAAGAAGATAAAAATGTATTTGATGATCCAATAGATAAGAATGAAATCACAAAGAGATTCACATCTCCTCCTTCTTATATGACAAAAGAGCCTGAGGACAGAGATATAGATAACACCAAGTTCTTTATCTCGAGAAGTATTAAAGGTCAGAGAAAACTAAAAATTATAGACGCGGACTAAGATGAAAAATATCTACGAAACTATTAAAGGAATTATGGCTGATTCTTTGAATGAGAGAGCTCCTCCTCCAATTAATTATAAAGCTAAATCTACAACTACTACTAGAGCAGTAACTACCGCTGCTCCATCTAGTACTCCTACTAGCAGTGCTGTGACTACTACTTCTCAGACTAACGCTCCTTCTACAAGAACCTCTAGTACAGCGGTCACTACAAAACCAGCTACCCCTGTTTCTGCTCCAGAACCAGCAGCACAACCTCAGAAAAGTAATTTCAAATTTCGAGGTAGAAACTTAGGTATATCAGATGTCAAACCAACATCATCAGTGGGAGCTGCTGCAAGAAACATAGCAAGTAAAGCTATTAGTGCAGTTGGAACAGTAGCAAGGATTGCTAGAGGAGGTAGTGTACTCGCTGCATTAGAACCTTCTGAATTAGCTAGTGGAGAACTGCCAGATGAAAAAAGAGCAGAGCTAGAAAAAGGTGGTATTCCCAAAGGCCCAGATGGTAAGCCACTGACTAAGCCTTCACCATATACTGAGCCAAAACCAGAACCGCAGACACAGCCAAAACCTAAGCCTGAAGCTAAGCCTCAACCTCAACCAGCTAAAGTTCGTACAAAACCAACAACTATTGTAGATCCAAAGCCAAGAACCCAGTCGACTCCAAGTGGAAACAAACCACCTGTAAGTGGAGGTGAGCCTCCAGTAGAAAAACAAGCATCACCTGCTGGTGAAGGTCCCAATAGAAGAAATGTCCCTCCTTTTGTTCCAATCGATCAAAATAAAAAAGATGATACCAAACCACAGGCGGCGGTTCCTAATTCAGACAATATTAAACCTCAGCAAGCAGCTAAACCTCCTGCTTCGAATGAACCAAATGCTGTTGATAAAAAGCCTGAAGATGATTGGGTACCTTCTAGAAGAGCTTCGGATAGACCAGCACCACCTCCTCCTCCATCAGCAGAAGCTCCTAAAGCTGAACCAAAAACTGCAAAACCAGATTGGTTTGTTCGTACTCCAGGATCTCCAACAAAGAGTGGTGAAGCTGGCTATTTGACTACAAAGGATAAAAAGGGAGAAGTTTATCCAGGAACAGATATTCCTAGATCAGCTGTTATGTCAGGTTCAGGTGCTGCTGAAAGAGCAGCGCAACTCAGAGGCCACTCTGTTGACAAATATGAGGTTGGAATGACAGGACCTAGATACCAGCATAAAGGTAAGTGGTACAGTGCAGATCCAACTGATGCTGAAATGGAACAAAAAAAGAAATCTCAAACTACCAAAGAGGAAACACAGATGTCAATTAACAAGCGCTATGGTGTATCAGACGAACTTTATTCTTCAGTGATGGAAGTATTGGCTAAGCACAAAGGTACTCCACCAAGACACGAAAAAGAAAGAAAACTTGCTGCTATGCACGGTGATCCAAATACGATTACTCACGGTGATGTTCTCAAAGCACGTGGTGTCAAGATGAAAGAAGAGACTAAGCAAGTCGATGAAATGTCGTCTAAAATGAAAATGAAACTAGGTCTTTATGGTAAGAAAAAGAAGACCAATGAAGAAGCAGAGTCAATTCAAGAAAAGAATACTGATACTCCAGGCAACAGCTATGAGCACCAGTGTGCTATTCATGTGAAGAACGAAGAGTGGGGTGTTGGCCGTACAATTACAACCCAACACGCTGATCCAGATGAGAACGGCAACATTGCATGGTATGATGTTATGTTTGAGCATGGTATTGAGAAGTATGTTCCAACGGACGAGTTAGAGATCCTTGTTTCTGAGTCGCACATGCACTCAATGAAGAAAAAGAAAAAAGTAACTGAAGCAACTGGTGAAGAAAGAGATTCCGCTGCTCGAAGAGAAAATGATAGGTATGATAATGCTAGGAATTATCAAGGTAGAAACGCTCGCGGTGATGTAATTAGACAGGGTGATTATGGTGATGCGATTGTAAAATCTAATCCAAATCCTCCTTCAATGATGGACAGAATTAAGGGCAAGCTTGGTCTTCCAAACAATGCCAGAGATGCTCTAGGAGATCCACTGTACAAGAGTTCAAGGCCAAATGCTGGTGGTGGAAGTGGAGGCGAGTCTGGATCTTCTCGTGACATGGATCTGGGTGCAGATTTAGATCCTAAAAGAATGATGCAAAAAAACAAAAAAGTAACTGAAGCTGTTCATACGAGGGAAGAGAGATGAAGACTCTTAAGCAAATTATAGAAGGAATAGTAGTTTCTGCTGACTTCAAAATGAGTAAGTCTGGTAGAAAGTATAAAGCTCATAGAAGAGAGATGGGTCAACCTACAGCCATGGATATTGCCAGAGGTATGAGAAAAGGTCCCATGACTGATGCGATGGAAGGCACCATGAGAGATGGTAAGTATGTTGATGATGCCCCGCGTCCTGGTACCAATGAGGTGCCAGTACCTGATGAAGGATACAGACCTCCTAAGAGCAAAAAGAAACCACCTGTCAAGTCTATTGACAATGGTGAAGAAGATATGAGAGAAGATGTGGAACAGGTTGATGAGCTGAGTTATGGTACATTACGTAGCTATACTGACAAAGCCAAAGCTGAGAATCTTCCTGGAAAAGGCGGTAACAGAGGCGTTGCTTTGTTAACTCCTGGTACCAGAGACAAGGGTGTTCATAAAGCCGTCGACAGAATGAAGAAGATGAAATCCAATGAAGAAGTTGAGATAGACGAAGCACGTGGACGTCCAGCTAGCGCTGCAACTCTTGCAAAGCGTGCCGCAGCTGCCAAACCACGTGACGACGATGACGATAGCGATCACTACGATGCAGATAGTGGTGTAGAAGCAGATCAACACATTCATGTTCAGTTGAAGAAAGCTGTTGATTCAACTATGAAACCATATGAAGTGTCATTTAAGAATGGAAAGAAGCATACTGTTTCATCCCATGTAGCTAAAAACCTACTTGATGCAACAGAAAGATTGAAGCCTGAGCACAGAAAAAACGTACATGATGAGATTCATAAATCTTATGATAGCTTGCTAGCTGTCCATAAAATGATAGTAGGAAAGTAATGCCAATCATCATTAAGGGACAGATATTATCTGCAGATGAAATTAACAAAGTAGCTTTTGACAGGGCTTCAGATTCAGACTTTGCGAATCTTCGTAAAGCAGCTGAAGCCAAGGCTACTCAAGAAGCAGTTGTTTATGAGAAGAGAAAGAAAGATGATAGGTTAATTTCATACAAGGATTCTGTGTTTATTTCTGATATGATACAATCTTCTAAAGAATAAATAAAAGGTAGGATTTTTTTCAAGGAGTAAGAAAATGCCATTATGGGGAAACGTAGACCGTGCAAATAACGCTGTTATTTCTGCTGCGGCTCAATTTAATAAAACACCAAATACATCTAACAGAGACTCTCTGTACGGTAATAACACCGCTGATGCTTTCACCAGTCGTGAAATTATCGGAATGTATGGGGTAGACACAACAGAAGTTGGTGTATCTGGTGGTCCTCTGGTTAACATTGTTGTTACCAGTCCTGGATCAGGGTATTCAGCTAATACTACTGTCACTGTAGGTGGAAACGGTACAGCCAATGCTACATCTAATGCATCAGGAAGAATCAGTTCTGTCAATATTTCTGACAATGGTTCTGGATATACGGCTAATCCAACAGTAACTATTGCAGCACCTTCTGCTCAAACATTTGCTGGTAACACCACAGCTGTTGAAGTTGGAAATACAACTAATACAGGTTGGATTTCACTTGGATCAAACAGAGCATTTTTTGTTAATAACGACATTGTTACATACCTTGTTGCAGCATCAAATACTGCTCTTGGTGGTCTAACTAACAATGTTTCTTACTATGTAAGTACTATTAACTCAACAGCATTACAATTGAAGGTATCTCCTGGAGCTACTTCAGCTGTCAATATCTCTTCCGTTCCAACAAGTGCTCAGGCTGGTCATTCATTGACTGGTGAAACAGCAACTGCTGTAGCATCTATTGGTGGTGGTGAGAACAAAGGTATTGCACACGCAGGATGGGTAATTAGAACAGAAGGAACTGGTGGCCGTGCTGGTCGTGTACAGTATGAAACACTAGTCGCTATGGGCTCAATGACAAGTGACGGTTCGGATGACAATCCGCTACCTGACGCATAATGAGTGATCGTTCTAAAAAGGTAACGGAGCTGACAGCTTTGACAGCTCCGGTAGGAGATGATCTCCTATTAATTATTGACGACGTTGCTGGGACACCTGTAACAAAGAAAGTCACTCTGACTAATTTGTTAGGTAACTCAGCAGCGAATGTCGTGATTCATAATTCGACCCCAGCAAACAGTACTATTACTGTGAAGAAGGGTACGTTGATGTTTGACAGTACATATTTGTACATAGCTACAGCAAACAATCAGCTAAAGAGGATTTTACTAACAGCGTTCTGATATGCCTATTGATGATTTGAATGAAGGTAACGCATTAATATACGCTGCAAAGCATTATGACAATCCTCATTTTTTTGATACAATCGAATTCTATGAAGATTTAAGTAGGTTCAAGTATTTAAAAAAGTTGTTTAGTAGGTATGAAGAAACAGGTGAGATAAACGAGAGATTGGTTCTCAATCACCTTATTGTCATTTATAATGTGTTTGGCGTAGAAGCTGCTACAAAATTATTGTTTTTGAAAATGAGTAATTATGGTAGCTACATGAAACCATTCTTGATCCTTCTTAATTTTCTTCCCGATACAATTCATGGTGTTGCAGGTAGAAATATTAAAACATCAGATATAGTTATGGATCAAAAGATTGTTCAGAAATTAAGGAAGATCAATGAAACAAATCAAGAATAAACCCATCAAAGAAATGTTTGGTATCGCTGGATTGAACTCCGGCGATACTCAGCCTGCTCCTGCTAATAGCACTCAGAATGTTGATAAATTTGATCCTCTCCTTCCCAGAATCAAAAGAATCTTAAGAAGAAAGAAGGTGAATAATGTGGCTAGTTGATTTCTTACCTAAGTGGTTCTTTTTTGCAACTTTTGTAATCAGCCTTGCGGTTCTATGCGCAAGCTTCATCCTATCAATTCTACCTTTCTTTAAGCAGTATGTGCTTCCTGCAAGACTGGTTGCCACTGTCGTATTAGTTGGTTCTACATGGTTCCTAGGTGGCCATGCTAATGAGGATAAGTGGTTACAGAGAGTAGCTGAGCTAGAAGCTAAGATCAAAGAATCAGAAGAAAAATCTAAAGAAGTTAATAAAGAGATCGTAACCAAGGTGGTCACTAAAACAAAAGTGATTAAAGAACAAGCCAAAGAACGAATTGCTTATATCGACAGAGAGATAGTCAAATACGATACTAAGTTTCTTCCAGGTGGTGAGTGCGAGATTCCAAAAGATTTTATTGGTGTGATTAACAAAGCAGCGGAGCCTGTAAAATGAAATATTTGATTCCAATATTATTACTTGCTGGATGTTCTTCTACTCCAGTTCCAGTTAAAAGATCATTTCCAGATGCACCTGAACCATTGATGGAAAAATGTCTTCCGCTTGTATCACTACAGGAAGACGCAAAAATCAGTGATATTGCCAAGAATGTATCATATAACTATTCTTTGTACCATGAGTGCTCTGTGAAAGTAGAGGCTTGGCAAGAATGGTATACGAGCCAGAAGAAGATCTTTGATGAGGTCAAGTAATGGCTCAGTTCAGAACTGATCAAAATAAATTAGACTTCTCAAACAACAAAACACGATATGAAGTGTTCATGTTATCTGATAGGTTGACTCCATCTGGTAATCTTACAGATGCATTTGGTCGCCTAAGAATATCTCAACCCTTCACTCTTTTTGATAGCAGCCACAGATTTGCTGATAATGGACTCTGGTCAACTTCCAATACAGCAGGTGGCACATATGCTTTTGTCACCAATCAATCAACAATTGATATGACTGTTGATACAACAGCAGATGCTGAAGTAATAAGAGAAACGACCAAAGTATTCTCATACCAGCCTGGTAAGTCTCTATTAATTATGAACACGTTTGCAATGAGTACCCCCAAGGCTAATTTAAGGCAGCGGGTTGGTTATTTTGGTGCACAGAATGGTGTATATTTAGAAAACGATGGTACAACGAACTATCTAGTACTTAGAAGTTACACGACAGGGGTGGTTGTTGAGACTCGTGCAGCACAGACAGACTGGAACATTGATAAATTTGATGGTACCGGATACTCAGGTCAAGGATCAGAACCAGCTCATACAACAGGCCTTGATGTTTCAAAAACTAACATCCTTTGGTTTGATATAGAGTGGCTAGGCGTTGGTGATGTTAGATGTGGTTTCGTGGTTGATGGAAGATTCGTTACTGCCCATGTGTTTCATAACGATAACAGGAACACAATTCCTTATATGACTACAGCATCGTTACCTTTGAGATATGAGATAAAGAACATAGGAACTACTGCCAGCTCAAGTACTCTGAAACAAATATGTTCTACTGTAATTTCTGAAGGTGGATATGAATTGAGAGGCGCTCAACAAGGTGTAGGAAATGTAGTGACATCACCTGTTGATATTACCACTGCAGGAACATATTACACACTTATTTCTCTCAGATTGAAATCAGCTCGTCTTGATGCAATAGCAGTTCTGACCGCTATATCTCTTTTAGCTGTTACAAATAACGCTGTGGTGAATTGGCAGATGAGATCTAATGGAACAACAACAGGAGGAACCTGGGTTAGTGCAGGTGCTGATTCTTCTGTTGAGTATAAATTAGATGGTGGAACTATTACTGGGGGCCGTATCTTAGCACAAGGTTATACAACAGCATCAACTCAAAGCTCTATCCCAGTAGATATTCTTAGAGAAGCACTTTTTAAGTTTCAACTAGAAAGAAATGGAATAACTGGCACTCCATTCGAATTAACATTATGTGCAACCAGTGATATTAACGGTACGGATGTACATGCTGCATTGGACTGGGAAGAGATAACAAGATAAATAAAAGGCTCTATATTATGTTACCCGTGATTTGCCACCAAACTATAATAAAAAAGGTGAAACATGAATGTAACGAAACAACAACTCAGGGAATTGCTCCCTAAAAATCCTTACGTGGACTACTGGTATGATGCTCTGTTTGGGCCTCAGCAAGAGCTAGGTGGTTCTTCTCTTCTAGATGAGTATGAAATCAATACGCCAAAGCGTATTGCTGCATTCATTGCTCAGTGTGCTCATGAATCTGGTGGATTCATGGTTTTGAAAGAGAACTTGAACTACAAAGCACCATCTCTTCGTAAACTATTTTCGAAGTACTTTCCTAATGACGAGTTAGCAGTTCAGTATGCTTCCAAGCCAAACAAACAGGAAGCTATTGCTAACAGAATCTACGCAAGCCGTATGGGCAATGGTGATGAACGTAGTGGGGATGGGTTCAGATACTGTGGACGTGGATTAATTCAGCTGACTGGCAAATCTAACTATCAAAACTTTGCAGATAGTCTACAAATGCGTGTAGAAGATGTACCAGCTTACCTTGCAACATTTGAAGGTGCAGCTCAAAGTGCATGTTGGTTCTGGGAAACCAACAACCTTAACAAAGAAGCAGATGCAGGTGATATCAAAACAATGACCAGAAAAATTAATGGTGGATTCATTGGATTGGAAGACAGGATCAAACATTATGAGCATGCACTTCACGTTTTAGGAGCTCACTAATGAAATATCTACCCCTACTAATGCTTGTAGCGTTGATGGGATGTGAAGAGCGCTACAGATATCCATGTCAAGATCCAAGTAACTGGCAAGAAGAGCAATGTAAGAAACCAATTTGCAGTGCAAATGGAACTTGCCCAGAAGATCTCACCCCATATGAAAAAGAAAAGGTTGGAGGCACGACAGGAAATCCAAATCTACAGCCTGCACCCAGTAAAGGAGATTGTAAATGATTAAGCAACTATGGTCAGAAGAGAAATACACTACAGAAGAACTCAATGCTAGATTAAAGTTCTTTATTGGTATCATTCTAGGATTAACACTATTTGGTATTGTGTTTGTTGTGCTGTACAGTCTAATTTTTGTAACACAGCCAATGAATGGAATGAGTCCTGTTGATAACAAGTTCTTTGAATTAATTATTCCAGTGGCAACATTCTTAACTGGTACTCTATCTGGTATTATGTTAGCAGGTGATGATAAGGATTTGAGAGCGAAGGCATTGGAAGCAGCTAACAAGCCACCTCCACCAAGTGCTCCACCACCAGCACCAGTTCCAGTAACAAGAACTATCACTGAAACTACATATGCAGGTGCTCCACCATCAGTATCAGCAGGGTTTGGCGGTAAGTTAGCTCCTCCACCAGCTCCAGAACCTGAGATTTGATGGGTATATTGATTAGAATGCTCTCAGGTGAGGGCGAGCATAATCCAAGCAGTAAGCGAGTGATCACTTTCCTCGCTTTCCTGCTTGTTGCGGTTGGATATATAGCAGAGATGTTCTTTGAAAAGAAAGTTAATCCTCAAACCTTTGAGATGATGATGTATATTGTACTTGGGGGATTGGGATTCACAACAGCAGAAAAATTTACTAACAAGGAAAAGAAATGAAAAAGGAAATTATATTTGTGTCTATGATTCTTGCTCTTCTTTTCGTACCACTATCCAAAGCAGCATTTGCTGGTGGCGAAATGAAGGAAGTATGCCGCAAAGAAACAAAGAACGGTAAAGAGATTGAAGTGTGCAAGAAGATTAAAGTACACAAGAAACTAGAAGGTACCGCCGTTCCTGAGAAGGCTCCTAAGAAATAAGATGTCAATGGAACTTTTTGACACACAATCAAGGATAGCTATTTTGGAACACGAAGTAAAAAACGTCTCTGAGATGATGAAAGAGCTTCGTAAGGAGCAAAAAGAACAACACGAAGCAATGATGAAGAGAATTGATTCTATTGATCATAGAATTGCAGTTCTAGAAAAATGGCGCTTCATGTTGATTGGTGGTTCGCTCGTGGTCGGCTACCTAGTAGCCCAGCTTGTTCAACTTGCAAAAGTACTGAGTTGACTTATCAATAGGTTGCATATATAATCTCCTTGCTATTTGAGGGAATATATGCAGCCAATTGATTACAAATACATAGGTCTAATTTCATCACACCTACCACTCTTTACAAGAAA